TAGTGTTCCACAATACTTGTACAGGTAAAGACTTGGGAACAATGTTAGTTGTCTTAGAATATGATAGACTACCTGATGAAATCATTTCTGATTATACTGACAATGAATATACTAACTTCCTGATAAAACATGCGGAGTCAAAACTATGACATATTCACAGTATTTAAGGATTGAAAACAGTGTAGGCGGCATAGGCTGCACAGATAAACAATTCATTCAAGCTTGCCATGATTACATGCTACCACAGGCTAGACGCCATAATATTTATAGGGAGGCTAGGCATGCTTTTATTCGTGAAGGATTGTGGTGTCTGAATGAAGCTAGAGATTTAGCCTTTGAAGATTTACTAAAGGATATGCATAAGAACAATTGTAAAGGCTTAAGCGCCCAAAGCCTTCAGATTTTAGAGGGTGAATTGAAACAGGCGTGGCATTTAAACCAAATAAGTAAGTGGAGTTAGAATTATGAGTGATCTAGTTAAAAACATAATTGCAATGCGATTAAAAGCTACACCGCATGATATACGTCATGGGGTTGAATGGTATGCTACCGCCCAGCGTAACTGTTTGGATATAGCAGAGTCTCACGATATGCCCTTGCGTGTTGTTGTTGGTGTTGTCGCCGCCTTATCGCCCAATAATAAGTGGTCACGTAACATCGCTAATGCTAATGATCTTATTGGTGCTTTTATGAATGGCGATGCAATGGAGTCGGTTAAGGTATCAACCTACAACACCATGAAACTGAAGGCTTGGTGCATACTTGAAGCCATGCCTAGTGACCACGACACCATAAAGGCAATGTTGAATGGTCAAAAGATAGTGGCGTTCTATGAATGCATAATGGACCAAGACTCTTGCTGCATTGATGGCCATGCGCGCAACATAGCCTACAACGAGCGCATAGGCTTAACCGATGATAGGACTAATATAGGTAAGCGGGAATATAGGGAGTTAGTAAAGGCTTATATAGAAGCCGCTAGGCGGTGTTCAGTAGTAGACAATGGTAAGAGGCGCAGAATGAAGCCTTATGAATTACAGGCTATAACGTGGACAGTATGGCGCAAGCAATGGGGTATAGTATAATGATCTATCAAGTCTATCTGTCAAGCCAAGGGGGAAAGCCTTTTGCGTTTTACGAATTAGATACTATCGAAAAGGCAAAGGCTAAAGCCAAGCTATATCCTAAGCTAGTCACTAGCATTGTAAGAGTACCCATAGATGATTCAGATTGTGAGACATATGAAGAGTCATATGGTCAACATAGGACTCAGCCTTACTGATTGCGAGTAATAGCAGAAGGGCAACAGGGGCATGGCTTAGGCCTTGCTCTTTTTGTTGTTGTGCAATGGCTTATCAATAGTTGAATACGTGTTCATATGTTGGTTGTTATATTGTAACAGATTGCGAATCACATGTGGGGTGCAGGCGAATCGCCTCCTCTAGCGCAAGATTTTCTTTTGTCAATCCCTTGACATTCCCGTGGGACCCTCCAGATGATTCGCGAATCGGTTGCGGCGGCCCCTTAACCACACCTGAATCCAAAAGAATAAATTACTTTTGTGCATCATCGGCAATAATCCGCCTACTAAAAGTTACAACAAAGGAAATAAACTACAAAAAAGAATCATTAGTTATCAACGACATATAAAATAGTTAGTAAATAGTTAAAGTTTTTACTTGTGAAATATTGATTTGGGTATATATAGTATAGTAAGACACTTACTTAAGTTACTACATAAGATTATATAACTACTCAGTACTAATAACTAGATAGTTATATAACTTAAGTTAGTGTAAAGTTTTTTATACTACATAGTATAATACTTTTCTTGTCGTTATCTTAAGTATAACTTAGGTAATGGCAGTTATCCCCCTCGTCTAACCAAAACGAACATTCCCAATACATAGAGTAATACGTGGTTTTGCTGATGGACTTGGGGGAATATTTATTACCTTCCTAAGTAACCTTCTTATTGTCGTTAAGCCCGTAAGGGCGGGAACCATACATTATGGCTGAAGCATTACCCTACAGTAGAAAAGTAGAGAAGCACATCTTGGATTGTATCCAAGGTGGTGTTGCTATACGTCAAATGATAGCTTCTATGCAACACTTACAGAATGCACCCAAGTCACTTTCCACTATGTACAAGATATATGGAACATACATTGAAGGTGAACGTGCTAAGATCAATGGTATGGTCGGTAAGAAAGTCATTGAGCAAGCGATGAATGGTGACTTCAAGTCACAAGAGTTGTTTCTACGTTCTAAGGGCGGGTGGTCACCTACACATACAGTAAACGAAGTTGAACAAGAGATTGACCCTGACCTAGACCAAAGTGCAACCGACACACTTATGTCGCTAATGGGATATGATAACGATGCCCCCGAAGAATACCAAGAAGCCAGCACATGCGCCTGTGGCGAGAAGGATTACTGCCAGTGTTCTGAGGGAATTGCCGCAGAGTAAGGTACAAGACCTATTCAATCAGCTAGGCCCAGATAAAGTAGAAGAGCTTCAGCATGACTGGATGTTCTGGGCTAGAGACAATCAACTGGAGCCTGAAGATGCCGATTGGAATGTTTGGTTTATTAACGCTGGTCGCGGATTTGGTAAGACTCGTTCTGGGGTAGAGTGGGTACGTGAGAATGTAAAACGTGGTATCAAACGTATTTCTGCTGTAGCCTCTACTAACTCAGATATCGAACGTGTTATGGTTAAAGGTGAGTCAGGCTTTCTATCGGTATGCTGGAGAGGTGACAAGACCCACAAGGGCAAGAAGATGGGGTTTCCTGAGTGGTCCCCAACTAAACGTACACTGACATGGGAGAATGGAGCGCAAGTGCAGTTCTTCTCCGCAGAGGAACCTGAGCGTCTACGTGGTCCTCAGTTTGAATTAGCATGGTGTGATGAAACCGCTGCTTGGAACAAGGATATGGATACGTGGCAGATGCTACAGTTCTGTATGCGTCTAGGTAAGCATCCTCGTATCATGGTTACTACAACCCCCAAACCAACTAAGTTAATCAGGCAGATACTCAAAGACCCTAAGACTGTAGTTACTACAGGTAGTACCTTTGATAACTCAGCTAACCTAGCTACTACATACATAACTGCTGTTAGAGAACAGTACGAAGGAACTAGGCTAGGTAGGCAAGAGCTTTACGCAGAAGTCCTAGAGGAAGCCCAAGGCGCTCTCTGGACTACAGCTATGTTAGATGACTGTGTGATTAAGAATGATGACGTACCTGACTTAGCTCGTATTGTCGTTGCACTTGATCCAGCCGTTACATCTAATGCTGAAAGTGACATGACAGGTATTGTTGTCGCTGGCATTGATATCAATGGCATTGCATATGTCCTTGGGGATTATACTGATAGGCTATCTCCACAGGGATGGGCCACTAAAGCTGTTAAACTGTATCATCACTACCAAGCTGACCGTATTGTAGCGGAAGTTAACCAAGGTGGTGATATGGTTAAGACCACCATTTATGGTGAAGACGATAGTGTATCATACAGGGCTGTACGGGCTTCTAGGGGCAAGTACGCTAGAGCGGAGCCAGTATCAGCCTTATATGAACGTGGGCTTGTTAAGCACGTATCTAATCCCCCTGATGGGTCATCACTAAACGAACTAGAGATACAAATGAGAACGTGGGAGCCTTTAGGTCGAATAGGTTCCCCTGACAGATTAGATGCCTTGGTATGGGCAATCACAGACCTTTCTCTTAACGGATACGCCAAGCCACAACTGACCCTCGCTTACTCAAGTGCTAAGGGACTTTCACAGAAATAATATTGGAACCTAACTCATGGTTAAGAAGCTCTCAGAAGCCGCAGCTAAAACCACTCTTGGTGTTGCTGGCGATAACACACATAACGGTCAAATCCGTGCTGATGAGTTTCTCCCTGAGCTTCGTGGTAAAAAGGCTATACGTAAGTACCGTGAGATGCGTGACAATGATAGTACCGTTGGTGCTGTCATGTATTCCGTTGAGCAAATACTTCGTGATGTAGACTTACACGTTAAGCCTGTTGACGACAGTGATGCAGCTAAGGTTGAGGCTGACTACGTAAAGAGTGTGCTTGATGATATGGATCATACACTAGATGACCATGTTGCAGAGGCTCTGTCGTTTCTGTCGTATGGCTTCGGTTGGTTTGAGGTTGTATACAAGAGGCGTGTTGGACCTAAAGAGCGTTCTAACAAGAAGAACTCTAAGTATACAGATGGTCGCCTTGGTGTACGTAAGATTGCAGCCCGTGCGCCTTGGACTATTAACAAGTTTGACGTAGAGCAGAAGACTGGCGATGTTTTAGGCATTGAGCAGGCTGTCGGCATTATGAGCGGTAAGAATTACATTCCTGTGAATAAATCACTGTATTACCGTACCACCTCAATTAATGGTGATCCCAGTGGCCGTTCTATTCTTCGTAACGCTTATACTTCTTACGAGTATCTTAATAACATACAATCTATTGAAGCAATTGCAGTTGAGCGAGAGTTGGCTGGTATTCCTGTTGCTCGTATCCCTGCTGAGTATCTATCTGGAGATGCTTCTGCCTCACAAGCAGGGTTCGTTAATGACTTGCAGCAAATCCTACGTGACGTTAAGTTCAATGAGCAAGGCTACATTGTATTGCCTTCCGACACCTACCCCGATAAAGATGGAGCGCCTTCCTCCACAAGATTAGTTGACATTGAGCTTATGGCATCTAATGGTAAACGTAACATTGATATCAACCCTATCGTTAGCCGTTACCAACATGACATTGCCCGTTCTGTCTTATCTGAGTTTCTTTTGCTTGGTTCCTCTGGGGGTTCTTACGCCCTCTCCAAGTCAAAGACAGACCTGTTCCTCCGTGCGCTTGAGAGTTACATTCAAGCTATCGTTGATGTTCTCAACAAACAGTTAGTTGAACGTCTATGGCAGTTGAACGGTCTGAATTATGATCTAATGCCAACTATCGTTTCTGGTGACGTTGCTCCACACGATCTAAGAGAAGTTGCAGCCTTCCTACGTAACTTGAATGGCGCTAACATTGACGTGTCCTCACACCCAGAGGTTGTTAAAGACCTTATGGACATAGCTGACTTAGAGTATGACCCTGATGTTGGTCAATCTACTACAGTTGAGGAGCAAGAATAATGGCAACACTAGCAGACAGAGTATATGACAACGGACTAACCATCTTAGACACAGAAGCTGATAAGGTTCTTATTACATCCCAAGAGGCATCAAATTACACTGAAGCAAATTCAACATACGCTCTTGGCAACTCAACCTCCCTAAGTATTGCTGCACCTTCAAATCGTAGTGCTGGTGGACGTGAGGTAATTGTAGCTGCATTATCTGATGGGTCTATTACAGGCACTGGTACTGCAACTCACTATGCCCTAGTTGATGTCAGTGCAACTCGCCTTTTAGCTACAGGCTCTCTAACTACTAGCCAACAGGTAGCTTCTGGAAACACCTTCTCATTAGGATCGTTTACTATCGGTATCCCTGATCCTGCATAATAAAGGTTATTTAATATGACCAGCAGGATTTTACAAGAAGACTCAGGCTTAATACTTACTCAAGCCAGTGATATCTTAGTTAACAACAACTTCATTGGTGTTGACAGCTTTTCCACTGGTGCGCCTGTACTTCAAACAGCAACAATGTCGCAAGTACATGGGTTACTCTGTACTAACATACTAACTGGAACTGTTGTCGTTGAAGCGGCAAGTATAGCTCAGAACCACGACCTAAGTGCTGACTTAATTCTCACGGGGGTAGTTGTCGTTGCAGACGCTACTTTAGTTGAGAACATCATACTAAGCGCGTCTGGAATTATCACTGGCTCACCTGTTGTAGCTAATGCTACGATGATTGAGGATGAGGTAAGTACAGCAACGCCTATCCTGACTGGCCCACCAGTAGTTGAACAAGCAGAGCTAACCCAAAGTCAAGTATTTATACCATACAGTATCCTTACTGGCAGACCAGATATAGAATCAGCGCCTGACCCTAACGCGCAATATGAAGAGGTGGTACAGCAGATGTTTGGTGGTTGGCCTAAACGTATATACGAACACACTGACCTATCCATTGCTAGAGGCCACTCTACTGGTTACAGGTCAATATACAAGTTTGGCTATAACCCAGACTTAGATGCTACAGAAGAGACTATATGGGGAAATGGTGGAAACTACCCTTGGTTTGCTAATGAGCTTACAGTCTTCATAAGCAGTACAAGTGCAAATGATACAGGTACTGGAACTGGAGCTAGGACTGTACTGGTTCAAGGACTAGATGAGAACTACAACGAAGTAGAAGAAACCCTGACACTTAATGGTCAGGCACAAGTTACATCTCAGTTGTCCTACCTTAGAATTTACAGGGCTTATGTAACACTGGCTGGATCAGGAGCTAATGCTGCTGGAACAGTCTACCTTGGAGCTTCTGGTTCTACAGGTGGTGTACCTACAACAGTGTATGCAAGCCTTTCTCTTGGTAACCAGACACAGATAGCTGCTTACACCGTACCCGCTGGTCACACCCTGTACGTAGACGATATAAACTTTACCGCTGCTGTGTCACAAGCAAATAAGACTGTAACTTGTAGCTTCCACAGTAGGGACTTTAACTCAAACGTATTTAGAACAAGGTTTATTAACGTACTACAGAGTAACCAACTAATTACCAAGTTTAAGTACGCTCAGGCATTTACTGAGAAGACTGACTTAGAATGCAGGGCCTACACTGATACGACTAACACTGCAATCGGAGCCTCCTTCCAAGGCGTACTGATAAAGAATGAGACTTAACATGAAATATGCAAACGATGTATTTACTACGCTTCCAGAAGCTGTATCTCGTTCCATTGATATGGGCCTTGATGGAGTTACTCATGTTTATAGCCACGATGGACAGGCTGTGTACATGCCAGCAGAGAGCCATGAGGCTTACTTAGACCACTATGAGGACACAGAGCCTACAGAGGTAGAAGAGCAGCCCTCAGTGGACCGTATAGAGGCTCTCAGAGCTATTGTAGCAGAGGTGCTTAAGACTGAGTTTCAGAAGGTTGACTATCAAGGCGAAAAGGTTACTCTAAATAAGCCTAGACGTACAGAAGGTGGTAACAAGAAGTTTGAAGTGTTTGTTAAAGATGGCGACAAAGTAAAGAGAGTTGCTTTCGGGGACCCAAACATGGAAATCCGTAGGGATGACCCGAAGGCCCGTGCCAATTTCCGCTCTAGGCACTCCTGTGATACAAAGAAAGATAAGACAACCGCTGGTTACTGGTCTTGTAGAATGTGGGAATCAGATACATCGGTAAGTGAGATGACTAAAGCAAATATAGAAGGTAAAATCCTTAAGACTGACGATGAACAACGTATGGTCTATGGCTGGGCTTCAGTAGTAACCGAAAATGGTGAAGCTGTAGTAGACCGCCAAGGGGATGTTATCGAAGTTGGCACTCTTGTCAAAGCTGTTAATGAATTTATGGAGCATGTGCGGGTCGGCAAGGCTATGCACGTTGGGGATCAAGTGGGTGTCGTTGTACATTCCCTCCCTATCACTAAAGAAATTGGTGACGCTCTTGGTATCCAGTCTGACCGTGAAGGATGGGTTGTCGCTTACAAAGTATTCGATGATGATGTCTGGAATATGGTTAAGAGTGGTGAACTCGCCGCGTTCTCTATAGGTGGACGTGCTATTAAGGAGGAGATATAACTTGCCCAATCTCTTAAAAAA